GACAATGCTGGATTTGCGCCACGCGCTGCCCTAGATGCAGTTCTTAAATCAGACGCAATCGTTTGGTATTCTTTACCCGCAATCTGCGGGTTATTTGTATTCCTCATTACATTGATGTCATCAACATAACTTTGAAATACGGGTTTTTGATCTGTTGGCAATCTGCGCCCATATTGCGTTACAGTGTCATCCATTTGCTGCCAGAATGGAGCGTCTATTTTCACTGTAGTATTTGCGGCAAGAGTGTTAAACCGATTACCTTGCGTTTTGAAAGCATCCTGCAAAACATTAGGGGCCGCGTTGTTTGCCTTTATCCCAGCTGGCTTTAGCACAGCAGTATTAAATGCTTCACGCTGACCCTGAAATTGGCGCTGCTGCATACCCGACGAAAATGGAAGTCTGCCCAAAACTCGCTCTGCCGTTTGTAATGGGACGCTTCCTGTTTGTTGCCCAACAGATAGTTCAACACCTGCGGCTTTCGCAGCTTGCGTAAGCCTAATTTCCTCTGGCGTAAGAGTGGCGCGAACTGGTGTTGCAACGCGCCTTGCGGTAGCTGTTACTGCTTGCGGAGTCATTGAGCCAGCTACTCCAGCACCTGTTTCAACCAAAAAACGAACCAGAGGATTTGTGTCTTGTGGTAAGGCTTCCCGCGCAATCTGCGAACCAACTGCACCAGATGATCCAGCAACGACTTGTGCCGTTGGGCGTGACGTTAAAAGTGCAGCTAGTTTTTGAGCATTTGGCACTTGTTGTAAAGACCCACCCAACCCAAGTCCACCAGCAACACCAGCCGCACCCTGCGTAATCGCAGCTTGTCTTTGTTCACCTACAGATTCTGGATTAGGCAAGCCTAAAGATGTCAAACCCTCTGAAATTCGTGCGGCTGCATTTTTAACATAAGGGACGCTATTGCCATAGCCCCGAAGTTTCGCGGCTGCGTTTGCACCAGCAATCGCAGTATTTACAGGGATTGAGAAGGCATCGTATACCATACCCGGCAAACCCGTAACACCTTGAATTACGCTGCGAGTACCTAGTCCCAGCCCGCGCTTGATGCTTTCCGTAGGTGTCCTTGGGGGCGCAGGTGGCTCCAAGGTGAACCCCGGCGGCAAGCCTGAAGCCTGCGTACTTTCTAAGGTGAATCCTGGTGGTAGTGCCATGTTTTATCCTCTTATTTCGCAGGTTGCCACGTTACACCACCATCGATAGACATTATCCTTTGGGAGCCGTTGGTAGCGTATTGTGGCTTAATCCCGCCTAGTGCGCTACCAACTTTTCCCGACACTGATCTATTTGATCTAATGGGCGAAGGGTCAAAATCAGCCATGCTCGGTAGTTTCCCACTCCAACCTTGGAGCGTTCCGTTCTTTTGGAAATACTGCGACGCATCAACCTTATTCTCATAAGCCTGATCCAACTGAGTTAGAAGGCGACCTACTCTGGTAGCATTCTCGGATTGTTCTAGTCCTGGGTTGTATGCCCTAGCAATCAGGCGTTCGCCCTCCTTTTCAGTGAATTGAGCGCCAAGGATTATTCGGAGACTTCTTTGTACCACTTCCTCAACTCGTTCGCGCATAGCGATGGCTTGCGGGTTGGTAAATTTCCTGACCGCATCTGGTATGTTGCCCACAAAAGGCCCGGTAAGTGACGCATTTGGGTCTTTCAGCGCAGTAACTACATCTTGAAGCTGTGCGAGTTGCTTCATTGCATCTTGCGCCCCGCCAGTTGTGAATTGAACGAAATCCTTTGCGAAAGCATCGTCCGTAGCCTTGCCTGCCGCTGTTTGCCGTGCCTGTTTAATTTTGTCGCTTTCGGACTGCGTTCTGCCGACAACAGGTACGCCCGATTCAGAAACAGGTGCAGTCACCGCGGTGCCAGATTGATTGGGCGCATACCCATATTGACCTACTGGTGAGCCGCTAAATTTTGTTGTAAATGAACCATCAGGCGAGCCGCTTGCCTTTGCATCCGCAGTAAGCGCCGCTCGGAGTGCCTCAGATAATTCTTGGTTACTTGACGGCATGGCTTGTTGCTGTATTTGCGCTCCTGGTTGCTTGAACCCTGGAATGGAATTGGCGATTGCATCTGGCAATCTTCCCGTCTTGTTGTAATCAGCAGCTTGCACTGGGTTGAGTTTGATTATTGTCTGATCCCCGCCCGGGAGCATGATCGGGACTTCCATTGATCCCATTTGGTACGGCTGAACTGCTTGAGCTTTAGCTGCGTCAGTTTGGCCCACCGCTGTTGTATAGCCGGGAAGATTTCCAACACTGCCATCTGCCAACTGGTATTGGCCTTCACCTAGTTTAGGGGCGACAAACTCGACTTTATTGGATATCGGATTGCGTATCGTAGTCCCACCTGAAATAATTTGCCTTGAATCAGCCACTGCTTTAGAGTGTCCAAGTTGCCCCATTACTATCGGGTCTTGACCCATTATTTCCATCATTCTTGCTGCGTCTGGCTTACTTTTAAGAAATGCTCCCTGCTCCAACTCTGCAATTTTCCCCAATATAGAAGGATCGCCGCTAGAAATAGCCAAAGCCTTGAGTAATGCCAATGACTGCGGGTTAATCCTAGACTGAGGAACCATAGCACCAGACTGACCCCCAGCAGGCGTTGACGCTGCTTGCGGGCTTGGTATGGGCTGCGTTACAGCAGGTGGTGCTACAGCAGGTGGTGGAGTTCCATATCCTACCTGTTTTAGTACCTCCGCCATTCGTTGGCTTTTTATCGCATCTTGTCTTTCAGTCAGCCCCATTTGCATCAACATGGGGTTGTTTGAACCCATCAGCAGATTGGCTGAACCTTGGATATTTGGCGCAATAGCTGGAATTGCTGCTTGATTTGGAAAGCCTGGGCCTCCTCCTAGATCGTCGGGCGGCGCATCAATTCCTTGACGTGCTGGCTGCGCTGGAGTACCCTCGCGCATAGCCTGTGCTTGACTGAGGGTGTCCATTGTTTCGGTTTTGTATCTCTGCCCAAGTGCTTTCTGCTCGGCAACATTTTCCCGTTGCATTTTCGCTCCGGTGTAGGCTTGAAGTATCTTTGCTAGTCCAGCAGTAAATGGAATTGGCGCTTCGATGCCCTGATAGCTAAATCGCTCAAACGGTGATTGTGACTGCTGCTGGAGCATTTCAGACATTTGTTGTCTGCGCTGCATCTCTTGCATTTCAGCCGCATAAGGGCTGGCAAGGTTGAATGCGTGGGTGGGGTTTATAGTAGCCATTTTTGTTCCTTACAGTGCGGCGTAATCAACCATGTAATAACCACTTGGGTGAATGTGGACTGCTTCTGGCTTGACGGTCAACAGTTCCTGTGCCATTACTTAAACCTAAACATACCAGCACCAGCACCCAACAACCCATACATCCCCGCATTCTGAGCATTTACATTAGATGACGCAATCCCGTACTGATCCATAGCATTTTGCTGTTGTGCTTGTGCTGCTCCAAATATCGGAGCCGGTGCGATGTTTGAACCTGCGTAACCTTGGAACTGGGGCATTTGAATCTGTGATCCACTCATCAATCCTGTAATCTCATTCAACGGCTGTTGACGCATCTGTAACTGTTGAGCAAGGGACTGTTGTTGAGCCGTATTGCCGAACTGTGCGCCTTGTAATGCTTGGTTGTACTGCTGGTTCTGAGCGGCATTTTGAGCCTGTTGAGCAGCTTGAGCTTGAGCAAAGTTTTGACTGATCGCCTGATTCTGCATTTGCTGGCCCTGCATCCCTTGGCCAAAATTCTGAGCCAACGCTTGATTCTGAGATTGTTGAGAAGCCATTTGATTCTGGAAATTCTGCTGCATGGCTTGATTTTGAGCTTGTGCCGCAGCCTGTCCTTGGGCAAAGTTCTGTCCCATACCTTGATTGGCAAATTGAGCAGCACCTAGATTCTGTCCATAGTTCTGCCCGATGCCTTGGTTCATCATTTGTTGGGCAGCTTGTCCTTGACCAAAATTCATCGCGGCGGCTTGGTTCTGTGCTTGCTGATTCTGCAAGTTAGCCCCGAAACTAGCTAGTTGCGCTTGATTACCAAATTGACCTGATTGAACCTGTTGCCCAAACCTTTGCGCTTGGGCTTGATTCTGAGCTTGTTGTGCTTGCAACTCATTACCAAAATTCTGCTGAATGCCTTGGTTGTACAGTTGAGCGCCTTGCAAATCAGCACCGAAGCCCGATAGTTGAGCCTGATTACCAAATTGTCCTCTTGCTTGTGCTTGCCCGAATCCCTGTTGATTCGCAGCCATATCAAGATTGATACCTTGGAGCGCCGCCTGCGAGAGCAGGTCGTTCTGTTGTTGTGATTGATCTCTCATTACATTGGTAAACGCCTCGCCACCAGAGACCAAACCTTGATTCGCCATTTGTTGGGCAGTTGCTCTTTGCTGACGCTCGATCTGAGGCTGCAACCTAGACATGATTGCCTCTTGGCCTGTCATCCCTGCATTAACCGGCATCCTTGCATCGCCTGATGTATCAATCTGACCTTGCAACTCTGGCCCTGCAATGCCTTGCCGTGCCAATCCAAATTGCCCACCAGACGGGCCTTCGTTAATCCTGCCGCTGCCATCTAACGATGACTGTAGGTTTGGGCCTTGAACGCCACCTCTCTGATAACCGTATTGACCTGCATCGGGGCCGTATCCAGCTTGATCCGCGCCGAAACTTGTCCTTGCATTTCCAGCTTGCGGGCCGCCTTGAGCATATCCAAACCGTCCCTCATCAACACCTTGTGCTTGTCCGTATTGACCACCACCAGAGGCTAGACCAAACATCCCGGCATTCGGGCCTCTGTCAATTTCGCCCTGGTTTCCTAAGTCGGTTTGTAGGCCTCGCAAATTGGGGTTGAATGCACTTCCCATGATCCTTTGGGCCGTACCAATTCCTTGTTGGGCAAGTCCCGACAAGTCCCGTTGTGTTCGTTGCTGGTTTTCCAGCGCGTTTTGTGCATCGGGCGTGAGTGTTTGACGGATGGTTGACTGATCTCCGTCCCACGAAACAGTCTGACTCCCTAACGGCCCATAGATATTTGGATTGTTAATTCGGCCCTGAAGCCGTGCAGTTGCTTCATTGGCTGCGCCTTGCTCCCTAGCGGCTGCTGAATAATCAGGCGCTGGTGGTGGCGCTGGACTTGATTTTCCCATAATATCTTTCTCCTAAATACTTACAGTCTTTTCTGTTCAACGTCAAAAAAACAATGTCTCCATCAAGCCGCCCCTCTTTGATTCGGCCTTCCTCGGTAAACCCCATTTTCTTGACTAAACGTATGCTTTCCTCATTGTCACTTCCTACTGGGACAATAATCTTTTCAACTTGAGCGATGTTGAACGGGTAGTCAAATATCGCTGCTAGGTAACTTGGTGTTATTTTCCCATCAATCGCAATGTGACACCAAATACTTTGATGATTCCAATTCTCATAAATCACGCCTGCAATCAGGTCGTCGTCTTTTTTCAATCCTATGGCTACTGTTCTATCCTCGCAAAAGCCACCTTGGATGCGTTTTGCAACCCACCTGCCCACTTCTGGGCCATTGACAATCAGATACCCGGCCATCCGCTTTGGTAGACCACATCGGTAGCCGCCCACTCAAGTTGTATTCCTTGACTTTCACTTTTGAACTGCAAGCCACCACAGTAACCTATGCCTGTAATCCCTTGCCAATTGTTCGTTATCGTTAGACCAGAACCCCATGATCCCACATCCCACAAGGCTGAATCCCAAGAGCCATATTGCAATGTGGGCGAAAACGACAATTCTGATGTTGTGCCAACCAAGTCAAAATCAATGTTCATGCCGAGAGCAATACCAGGCAGACCATCCGTGAAAATACTTGGCCTTGCGCGGGTAAAGTATTTTTTTACTCCACGCGATTCGTAATAGTTAAACGCTTGCAAGGCAGACGTTGCGATATTGCTGGTGTCATCAACATACCCACTGCCCCATGCCACACCGACAAAGCCGTTCCCACCAAAATACGGATCGTCGTTAAACAACGACCAACAGTTAGCGGGCCATCCGGTGAACCGACACCACGCCTTGGTAATTGTGTTCATAACGAACTGTTCTTGCTTTCCAGCAGACACCGGCACATTTATCCAAAGCGCATTCCTTTTGGCGAAATAAAGAATCGTCCAACCAAAGGTGTTTTGGTAAGTTGTTGTCGCAGCATTGATAGCGCCTTCTATTTTGCCACTCAGCGCAACCCTTGGGTCGATGCGTGAGCTTTGTAATGCAGAGGCTAATGGCAACAACCCATCCAAGGACAGTATTAAAAGATCACCGCCGTACTTTAGGAGACACCTTTTGCTGACCGGAGCGCCCAAATTCCAAACACCCGTCAATGCCCACGTTGCAGCACTTGCTGGATCAGACCCACGGTAGACGATGATTTCACCCTCGCTGGTGACAAACACTAGGTTGTCATCTACTCCATACCCTGCGTCAATCGTCCACGCTGCGACAGAAACGAGCGAACCACCCATCTTGGCAATTGAACTTAAATCCAGCGTTGCAGCAGCTCCACCGACTGCACTCGTGGGTAGATACCACGCCTTCAGGGTATCCTTTTCAATGAACCAGACACGATTCTTGAACAGCGTGATGTTGTCTAGGGTAGTTGTTGTTACCCCGGTAATCGCAGGCGTTGAAACTGCGGTGATAGTTACCCAAGTCGAGCCATCGTACAGTCTGGGAGCATCCACTCCGTTTACAGCGTAGAGATAACTACCCCCAGTTGTGGTGACATTGATGTACTCCCACCGAGCGTTCGTTAGCCCAGTCACAACAGCAGAACCTACAACACCGGCAGTGGTTACGTCATAAATTGAAGTCCCTGCAATAGCGAAAAGCGCAGTAGTTGACCCACTGGTGTATATCCACCACGAAGGTTGACCGATGACACCGTTGGGAACAGGTTGTCAAGTATCACCGCATCAGTCGATTCCATGTTCGCCAATGAATCGCGTGCATTCCATCCCCCAACAGGAGCAGGGAGCGAAGCAACGCCTGCTGCACGGCCGCTGGTATTTCTCAACATTGAACGAATACTCATATAGCAAACCCTTTATCTGCTACAATACTCGCACGCGCAATACTTGCAGATGATCGCAAATACAAAGAAATATCCGTAGAATATGGCGTTTGCCACTCTACCGTTTCTCACATTAAAAATGGCAGAAATTGGAGTCATCTTCAAGAGCCGTAGTTTGAATCTGGTATGTTTTCCCAACCTATCAGAACCGTACCGGGCCTCGGAGCAAACGATAGATTTGCACTCGACGTATCCAGAGCTATCGCTGCTTCAAGTTCCGTGAGGTAATCACGATAGAAATTTGTCGTATCGAATCCTTTTGCGGAAAAATACTTCAGCTTTGTACTTAGCACCATTAAACGATCAGGGTATATGCAGGTATCAGTGTCTACAGTAAAGCTGTTTTTAGCCACTCCTGCTGCGCTGGTGGCCCATCCCTTAGACCTGTACTCGTAACCCAGAAATTCAGCGTTGCTGAACCCCGGCCAGATTTGAAAATAACTTCCTAGCAACCTCCACCGAACCCGTGGGCCGGTTGCTATAAATCCTGACAGTATCCATTCCCACTGTTGGGCATCCTCTGGCCCTAGCATCTCCCAGTGCTTCGATTTGTCCCACATCGTCCGTGGAACAAGTGCCTCATAGTCATCAGGGAGTGAGTACTTCATCTTCTGAAATTCAACCGCAGCGGCTGTTCCTGCTTCGGTGAAGGCTTGATTCAGCGTTACTTGAGTGGCTGAATCTACGCTAGAGATAAAGACGTTCTGGTTGATTCCAGTGCCGATGGCTTGGTAGGTTGTATCTAATCCCGTAGTCGATGGAATGCCGGTGATCGTTGTACCGCCGTTAGTCCACGTTCCCGTAGTTGTCAAGTATTCAGTGCTGAACTGCTTTTGCTTAGTCAACTCACGCCAAGCGTGTTTACGCAAAAACTCATACCCACCGGCATTCATCAATGCCAAGATTTGGATGACATCCTGATTAGTACTTGCAGCAACTACTGTGGGCGTGCTGACACCTAACTCATTTGTCACCTGCTGCACAAGTTGGAGCAGAGTGCTAGACATGGCTTAGACCTCTTTTTTAGGACGGCCACCTTTATTGCGGGCCATCAAGGTTTTCATTTGTTCCTGTAGCTCTTTGAGTTCGTTGCGGGTTTGCTCCAACTCTAGAGAACTTTCGCTTTGATTCTTACGCAGTAGGTAAGAGCGTGCTTTCTCACGCAAACCAACCCCACCCATGCCGACTTTTTGAAGCTGTGAGTCCGAGGCCGTAGCGACTTGTTCAACCGTCTGGAACTTCAAAATCTGAAGCTCTGCCATTGAGTAGTCGGTAAATTCCTCTGGACGATCTCGACACCATTGCTCCAATGTCGTGCCAATGACCGGCATTCCCTCGTTATTCGCCATCTGGAAATAAAGCCACTGGCGAGGGAATCGCTGCTTGTGATCGTCGCGGACAGGTTGCTCGATGATGTTGTTTTTATCACCAGGAACCATGATCCGAACGAACGGAATATCCTTGTACGGCTCTTTTTCAAAGGTGTAAAACTCGACATGCAAGTGCGAGTCAGCGTTAACAATATCAGAATCTAGCGCCATATTTAGTCCTTTAAAAAAAAGGGGTGGCCTTTACACCACCCCGCTACTTACACCGATGCTTTGCTGAACCAGGCTACATCACCACTTGCCAGAGCAACGGCTGGTGAGGTGTAAGACCCACCAGAGGCAGCTACAAGGAATGTTGATACATTGATAGCGCAGACTGCGGTAGATGCAGAGATGGTTGCATTGGCTTTCGCCAAGACGTACAACAGACCATCAGAGCCAAAAGCCTGAGTGCCTAGCGGCCCCATTGAGGGGACGTTAGTACCTGCGCTATTAGCGTTTACTGGAACGATGTTGTTAAAGTCCGTTCCAATCAGGGGGGTAACTGAATATGCCATGATAATTTTCCTTTAAAAGTTAATTGATCAGGCTATCAGCACGCCGCTGAATTGCGGGCCGCTACTGGTCAAATTACCGGCCCAGCCGATGAGCTTCACAACAGCGTCTTGATTGACTGCCTGGCGCTCGCCACCAATGGGAACGAAGTTACGATCAACGTGGGGACGGAACATGATGTATTTCGTGTTCAGAAACCACATGTGATCCGCAGTAGCTGCACCGCCAACACCACCGTCCAGAACTACGTCCGAGGACATACCTGCACCATAGTATTTTAGCGAAGCAAAGCCAGCGCCAGCAGTGCTAGAGCCACCGTCCGAGATACGCTGGATAGCCTGGAGCGATTGGAGATACAACTTGTAGTAGTTGGCATCTGCAACGATCAGATCAGGCTTGTCCGTACCGCGAATCAACTGAACCGCGAGTGCGTCCATGTAACTTTGGATGTTGGTTGCAGAAACCGCTGCGCCACCATCAGCAGAGCCTGCGTACTTCACCGAACGCCAAAACGAGAATGTTGCCCGGTTGATACCGCCATAGGTTCCGGTTGAAGGAGCATCAGGCACAGCAGCACCCAATCCGGTGATGTTCTTTCCTGAGTTACCAGTACCGTCGAGGTAAATGTCACTACCCAGTCGGTTAGCCAGTTGCGCTTCAGCTACGTTCATCCGGCCATCCAATAGATCGATGATGGCTTCTTTGCCTGAGTTTTGGATCATCTCCAAACCAGAAATAGAAACCGCAGCGGCGTACTGAGTGATCGAGAACTGAGCCGAGCTGATCGGGCTGTTCTGTGACACGTTCAACACTTCATAGCCAGAATAGCTGTTGGTGTTGTTCGTGGAACTGTCGGTGTACATAATCTCTTGCAAGATCACATTACCACCGGAGAACGTCTTGACGTTTCCGCGCTCTTTCAGGCGGCGCAACAGGGCATTGTTGTTTGTCCTAGTGTTACGTTTCGGCTCTTTATCCGAAACCTGCACATTCTTCTTATGTGCAGAGCAGACTATCTCATCGCAAGTTTTTCGCACGCTTAGTGGCACTTATTTTAGCGCCATGACCTTTCGGCTTACCAAGCTGCGCCAGTCTACGTTTCATGTTGCTTTCTGCGCTGGGCCGGTAGCCTCTTGCTACTCTTGCCGCCACTGCCATTGCTGGAGCATACGGTGGTGGTCGGAACGAATATTCATTCTCGTTCAACAACAAACCCTGTAACCTGTAATGCTTCATCCAAGACAACTCGCGCTCACGTTTCTCGATCACTGACACATCGGCTGGCATTGTCTCTAAGACTTTCATCTGAAACGCGCCAGCGTGATCGTTCCACGCTTCCTGCAACCTTCTAGAGCTATGTTTTCCCGCCTTGAGTAAGCTGCGGTGTTCCCGCATCCTCTTACCTATTTTGCCAGACGTACAACCTACATACGCCCCGCCGGTACTTGCATCCTCTAATCCGTACACTGTTACCATTTGGGATTCCCCTCTGTGGTTAATACTTACGCTCCGCGCTCGTGGGGCTTTGCTTCCGCAGTACCCTAGTCGTTACACCTTCAGCGCCCTTTTAACTGCGCCGCTTGGCTCGGTGTTGGCATCTCAGCTTTTCACCGAATTCACGGAGTTTTCTAACGTCTATTTTGTCAAACGTTGTCAGCTAGTTCACCAGTTCGACTTTGAATGTTGGTCGCAATGATGTCGCTGATTGAGCTATTGGCAAAAGCCATAATAATTACTCCTAATCAGATTAAAGTCGTGCAGAGATTTCGTCGAATTGATCGGCTAATCTGCTGCGGCGGTCTTGAGCTTTAGGTGAGGATGCTGCGCTTGGTGTAGCACTCTTGACGCTCACAGCGGATGATCTTGCAGTTTTAGCTGCGCGGTCAGCCGCTTTTCGTTTCTCTGCATCCACTTCGACTTGTCGGCTTGATTGGACACTATCAAACAATTCAGGGTCTAAACGAATGGCCTTTTCGTAGGCTTCGTCCAAGGTACTCGCCATGCCGCTTTGTAAGAGGTTAATCATGGTTGGCCTTGCTTGCTCAAAATGATCTGCTTTAGATGAGAACTTGTTGATCTCACTCAAAAGCGTAGCATTCTGCGCTTGCTCTTGCTGGTTCTTCCAGCCTTGCACCTCGCCGCGAACATTATTTAGTTCGTTTTGAAGTGCATAAATCTGCGGATCAGCGACTTGCTGTTGTTGCAAACCACTGACATTGCCTAAATCTACACCATATTGTTGTGCAAGTCTAGCAAATAAATTATATTTTTCCTGCGGGTTGCTGTATCTTAACGCATGATCTGCTTCTAGCAAGGCTTTTACGGCCTTTGGAGCGTCAATTCCCAGACCGTTGATCGTCTGCATATAAGGATTTACCGCTTCCTGCATTTGATCGGCAAACTGTGCTTTGGAGATTAAAGGCTCGACACCAGCCCGCATTTGTTCCTCACGCTGGTAGGCATATTCCTGCATCCTTGGATCGGCTGCGTTCCAAACATCGTGGTGATCTTTTTTCCAGCTTGCCGGGGCGCGTTTCCAGACGGGTTCTTCAATAGCCTCTGTACTTGCTGCTTCTACTGCCGCTACTGGATTGGCAGCAAACTTGCCATCCTCTGATCGTAAACGGGCTGGCGCTGCCTCTACTGGTACTGTCTCTGCTGGTGCAGCAGCTACATCGTCAAACTGCTGCGAAAGCAGGTCACGGCGGTTGTCTTGGGGTTCTGACGGTGCAATGGGTTCGGTAGTGTCCATTTTATTTCCTGTGGGAAGTGTAGTTTCTGGAATCATTACGCAGGGATTGCATAATCTGGTTTGCCTGGTCGTGGCTCATGTTATCAAGCTGGGCGCGGAGAACCTCTCGCCGTTTTTCGGTTGAAGGTGGAGTAACCTTGGTTTCCATCTTTTCGTTGCCAATCTCAAAACAGCCATTATCCCGCAAGTGTTCGCGGTGTTTTGACCTGCTTTGAATCATCGTCCCGTCAATCATAGACTTATAAGGTTGGATGTCATTCATCACCATCGGGGCAACGGATTCTGTGTAGGTGGTGTGTTTTTCAACCATCTCGCCATTGCGGTAAACGTATGTTTTTCTCATAATCCATTGCCTAAGTTCTCACCCACTTCATTGCTGGCTGCATTTTGCGCTGCCATTGCTGCCTGATCTAACCCTGCCTTGGCCCCGATCTGAGCTACGAGTACCTTGGTCGCTGCATCCAACTCGGCTTTCCAGCGGTTAAATTGATCGACTTGGGCGGCTCTTTGATCTTCCATCTGCATCATGTGTTGGTGCTTCTGGATTTCAAATTGTTGCTTTTGCGCCTCGGCCTGTGCTGCTGCCTGTAGCTTCATCTGCTCCATCTGCATATCGGCTTGAATCTTACCTTGCTGAATCTGAGACTCAAACTGGGCTTTCACTTGAGCGGCCTGTCCGTCAGCCTGTAATCTCATCTGATCACCCTGCTGCTGGGCTTGGAGTTTCATCATCTCAGGATCGGGCCTCTCAGGTTGTGGTTGCTTGGCCTTTTCCTTCATCTGCTCCATAGCTTGATCTATCGCACCTTCAATCGGTGCGGCTTGTTTGAAACTCGCAACGCCGAACTTCATCATCTCCACTAGCATCGGAGTCAATTCTGGGACAGCTTGAGCGGCTGGCAGGGCTTCCTTCATAAAACCACTGAATGCTTGCAGGAACTCAACCCGATCACGCTTGTTCTGCACCTCGTCAAGCTGGACTAGGGAATCTGCCGACACTTCGATGCGGAAGTTTCGCAGTGGGTTGCTTTTAATCAATTCAAGTGCTTGCGGGATCAGTTGTTGATCGGCCTGGTTCATCTGCTGCGCCGCGGCGTACATCAGGATTGTGTCCGGTGTGAACTTTGTACAAATGATCTGCGCCTTCAGTCGAATCAAATCAGAGGCGAACAGGGCCACTTCCTCCTGCATGGATTTCAGACGGAGACTAGCAAACTGGCCTTTGATCTGCTGTGCTGTAGCTGTCTCACTGGCTACCGAAGCACCCCTGATAATGTCTGACAGTCCTGTGATCTCGTAAATCTGCTGTTTGATCTCAGTCCTAGCACGGTAGCATTGGATTAAGGCGTTTGACAGTACGTCAAGAGGTAGTAGATCAATGCTGCCCTTTAATCCACCTTTTTCACTGAACGCCATCCACTTATCGACTGGAATCAGAGAGTTGTTGTCGCCCTCAGTCAATAGTCGTTGAAGTGCCGGCTGGCTGGCATCGTAAACACCACGCACACGTAAGGACTTTACCAAGCCGTCAATGCGGTCGCTTAATATGTCTAGTTCATTGGCTTGGTCTTGGTAAAGTACAAAATCTGGAACGGGAACCAGGCTGTCGCTGGTCATCGTTGAGTAAAGAGGCCGGGCGCAAGGGAAGAACTGATCTAGATCAAGCGGATCATCCCGTACATCTACGAAGGACTTGCTGTTTTTGGTGAACCAGTACACCTTGCCGGTTTCCTTGTCCCACAACTCACAAACCTTAGATCGTGTGTATTCCTGCTGCTGTTTGGTGTAGTTCGACAACGGATCAGGGCCGGCATCTAGGGGAATCTGCTTTGCTGCTTTTTCACCAAAACGCTCGATTAGAGCCTCTTTCGTCATGTACACCCATCTCCAAACAGAGGTGACTTCCTCCCACGTCCTAGCTACTGAGTGTCCGAAGTCTGACCAATGGACGTAATCAGTAGGAGCGCATTCGTACTCGATCTGCTCTTGAGGCTCGACTTCAACACCCGATACTTTGCTGGTTTCTCCACCCTCATCGGTGTCCTCGGTGACTTGCAGGCCATCTTCAGGCATTTCCTGATTGCTTACATGGGGTTCATACCGCACCCAAGCAACACCACGCCCACCCAAGAAACGATCCTCAACGCAGTACCGCATTGTCGTCCGAAAGTCGGTGTAATGCTCGATCTCAAAGTCCAAGGCGCGTTCAATAAGCTGACTAGCCACCCGTCCGACCTGATCGTTGTCGCCAAACCTACGTGATACGTCTGCCTTGGGCATCTTGGAGTAAACAGCAGGAATGAGCGTCTGGACGTTTGACCAGAGGATGTTGAACTTGGCTGAGTCATTGCCCGAAGTCGAGCGAGTGTCGTCCCGGTAGCGACGAATGATCTTCTTCGTGCGTCCTTCCCACTTCTTGAACTCGTTGTCGTAGGCAGCAATACAACTGATGTACTTATCGACTTCGTTGGATAGTGTTTTAGCCATTGTTAGCCCTCCAGCATCTTGAGTAATTGTTCATTTGTCCATTTTTCTTTCATCTCTTGCCGTTCTAGCAATGTCGCCTCGCGTATGCTTTTCATCTGTGGCGGCTTTGCGTAACGACTCATCTTCCCACGGCTTTCTCCAAGTACCTTCTTTGTAAATGTTACGTCCTTTTATTTTGGTTGTCGTTCCATCCGGTAATTCCAAAGTAAAAGTATGTTGCTGCTTGTCTTTTCCGTAGCTGTCTTTTACTATTTTTGCATCAACACGCTCAAACCCTTCAAACTTTGCATTTCTAAAACTTCCTGAGAAGGTTGCGCGTTGAAATGAAATTTGGTCGCCTACAACTACATCACCCGTTGTGTTAATGGGATATGTTTTGTCACCACCGAAGTCTGCTGTTTTGCTCAATGCTGGTTTTTGTGCTGAACTGGGAGCGGAACCACCGTACTGACCAAGAGTTTTAGCTTGGCCCTCCTGATATTTCAGGGCCTCTACTAGGTTGTTAGGCTTGGCTGCTGTCTGCCCATTGCGCTCAAGGATTTTCAGCATCCCCTCGTTACCGGGGAATACAACGTAATTGCTTGTTCCTGCCCCACCAGCGCGTGAGCCGCCGTCTAGGTAGCGTATGCCGGGTATGCCTTGCTGCCTTAAAAAATCAGTGGCTTCAGCCGTGGCGTTTTTACTTCCGGCACGCTGAAATTCCTTAACTACTTCGTTGTATAGCTGTTCGCCACTTGTACCAGTTGAGCCTGAGCCAAATTTTTGCATTGCCGCCTGACTGACTTTTTGGCGTACTGCTTCCGGCACTGCATTGTCGTAATCCAACATCCGGGCTATGTGTTCGTCTGGTAGGTCTACTTTGTAGAGGTTGCCTTTATGGGTACGGTTAATAGTGCTAGTGTCAACAGTTTTGCCGAGCAAATTTCTAGCTGCTGCAATATATTCTGGGTCAGCGTTAGTGCGAATCGCATCATCTATTGCCGCCTGCACATTCCCTTTATGCTGTGTCGCTACATCAGCCGCCACCATTCTGTTATATGTGCCAGGAACTCGAACGCCGTCGGCTGTTGGCAATGAAACGGTTTTTGTAACGCGACCGTTAAATAGCCCAGCGTACGACTTAGCCACCTCAGGCGCATCAGCCAGATAATGACCATGCCCATAAGCCTGCGCACCCTCGCCAGTGCCGATCTTCGTCGCGTCAAACTCGCCTAGCGGATTCTTTGCCGTAGGTGCAAAGCGGTGCGGCGAGCCTTGCCAGACGGTAGCGGGTTGTATCCCACCAATATCGACAAGCCGCTTCTCAATGGCTACACGCGCCATCTCCTTGGCTGTTGGCGCTAAAGTTTGGCCCACTGTCTTTGCGCCTTTGCTTGCCAGCCCAGTTAACGGTATTGCATTAAAAACAGCATCAACCGTGTCTGACTTAGGTTGCCACATACCGCCTGAACCTGCCTTGCCTAACGGATGGCCATAGGACAGTGCATCGATGGTTCTTTGCGTACCCGGCAGGCCCAGCACGTCAGCAATAGCTTTATTAAAACCTGCCCTTGGCCCTCCGCGTTCTGGAGATGTTGCCCAATCGCCCACACCTTGCATAGCATCAGCTACCATGCCCAATAGCTTATTCCGAGGTGTAGGACTGATCCTATCCTCTTGGTAGCGGAGCGCCGCCGCTAGTTGGCTAGGATCAGCCATGATTAGGCCAATAAGATACAGCGTTCATATTCTGGCACTCCTTTGGTTTGTTTTGTGGATAGCCCACATATCGTCCATTGTCACTTCATTCGCAGGCCCGACGATCAGGGTTTTGGTCTCGATTCCCGGCACTGGCAGTTTGTGCTTCTGCATTACTTGGCAGCCGTAAGCAAACGCATCGCTTGGGTGGCTTGCCCAGTTATGCTTTGGTTCTCGGCTGTAGACGTTGTTATCCTCGCTGTATTCGAACTCCCAGGCTAGTAGTCCATCTAGACCTGTCTCACACTGGATACGGTCAAACTCACACTGGTCAATGACCTCTCTGGCTGCGTTGATCTGGTCGGACTTCTTGGAGATTGGGACAACATCGACATGAGATGCGCCGAAGGCAGTTAGGAACTGCTCCATGCTTGTATATTTGCTTTGGAAGGTCTTGGCCCTTGAATCATGGGGTAGCCATACCTTATTGAGTAGCTTACTCAAGCCCATTTTCCGCAGGTTGCCTTGTATCCGCTCGATCCACTCGGGCGCATCCATTCCAGAAGCACCGTCATATTTAAGAACCCTGTACCCACCCAAACACCGTTGCCAGTACCAGAATGATGCCGTGTCCCTGAAACCGATGTCGCAGCTTATGTCTATCCCTGCGCCGTTAGGGTCGAACTCGACTGATCCGATGCGTCCATCACGCTCGGCCTTGTTCACCCAGCGGGACAGGATTGCTCCTTGCGTTCCACCGTAAGCACCGTTCCAGATATGATCTGCCTTGTCCTGGTCAACGATGAAGTCGTGCGTCATCTCACTTCTAAGAACATCTGGAAACCACGGGTTATCCCGCCAGTTGATTAGTGTTGATACGGCATCTGGTGGTGGGGTTTTCCTGAAGAACTTGTCCACTGGGTCGGTCTTGAACCGTGGATTCCAGCTAAACCACAACTCAGAGTCGAGCGCCCGGATGGTCGGGCGTAGTAGGTCTAGGCTGTGTTGACTAAGGGTCTGGGCCTCCTCTACCCATGCGACTTGGTAGTTTTCCAGCGATTTGATGTTGGCTGCGTTGAAGCTCTGCATACCCCGGAAGATGATCAAGCTGCCGTTTGTGCCTCTGATCTCGTTATCCACGGCTGTAAACAGGTGGCCCATGCCGAATTGACTTACCTTGTCCATCAAGAGTTGGCGAACTGAGTCTTTGATTGAGTTCTGCACTTCACGGATACAAACGGCCCTAGTTTCCTTCTGGTAGCACTTGATGATTAGCTGTTCGGCAAAGAAGTGAGACTTGGCCCCACCCCTTCCACCATACGCACCCTTGTACCTTGCTGGTTTGAGCAAGCAGGCTAGTTTGCGCGGGACTTTTGCGCTAATCATTGCCAATCCTCAAGGGATCGATGATTGTGATGGTGACGTTCTCTAGCTTGATTGCACCACCGTCTGGGCCTGAGACTTCAGCCCTTGCTAATTTCGGTACATGGTACTCAACCAGGCTTTGGAACATCTCAAAGGCTTTGACTGGGTTGGGCTTTACATCATCAGTACCGTTGGCGACCATATCGAGCCAGCCATTGAGCCTGTGCGCGTTTCCATCAACAAACAGTGCTATGGATGCACGAGCGTCCGAAGTGGCCTTGTTGGGCTGTCCAGCCACCCTACCACCTGTTTTGGGCGAACCCTTCTTCTTACCGGCGACCATTTGTACCTACTTCTAGTGTAGATTTGTCAACATTGGTGCAACGCAACATTAGCGTAAAAGCATCATTAGCCGATGTTTCAGCGTACTTGTGCAAGATTTACTCCAAAAAAAGAGGTAAAACCGTAGATTACTAGAGTTTTACCGTAAAAGCAACTGCTTATTGCTAATTGGAGTGTATCAGGATTGAATAATTCCCTAATTATGCTTCTTGGTGGATAGTTGAGGGCGAAGGCAAGCTAACCCTGTTACAGATTTTCTTGCTTCTCTGCTTCCCGGAGCCATAGCATCGGTGCATCGGTAGAGTCGATCCAAACGCTCTACTTCGAATCCTTCGGCTATTCTGGATAGCCCCTGTCGGGCGATTCGATTACGCTAAAACCCGTCAACCAGCATGACCCTGTTGCTGGTGTGATACCGCTGCACAGTCGTCCCACAGCGGCCTGAAAGCAAAAAAGCCTTAACTTTGAAGCCCTCCACGTTGCCGCGTGAAAGGCCCAAAATTAAGGCTTCATTAGTGCGGCAACACTTGACAACTATAGGATAACACAGTTTTGAGAAAAGTTCAATTTATTTTCGGGTGTGCATAAACAACAACACTCTTAGCTACGGCTGTAGCGTGCAGGAACTCTAAAAACTCTGAAAACTTGGCTTTGCTCATCTCTGAAGTCCTGCGCCCTAGCATCACCATTCCCCCATCCAGCCCCATCGCCACCCTGACGGTCTCACGGTCAAAAGCCGCGCTCAGGATGTTTTTCCATTCGTCCGAGGATAGTTTCGTCATCGCACCGTTGACCGGCCAATCCAATTGTTTACTAAATGCGTCCAAAATAGGCCACATAGCAGCGTTTGCGTCTTTGGAGCGGGTAGGCTCCCTAACTTCAATAACAAAGCCCTCAGCGGCCTCCTGCACGGCCTGGATAGCCCTTCTACGTGCCTCAGGGTGGGCGAGGATGAACGTCTGCTTCACAATGCCGCCTTTAGGTCTTTAAGTTTCCTGATATAAAGCGCCTTGATAAAAGTCAAGTCCTCTCGCGTCCACTTATGCGGTACGTTGTCGTTTTCCAGCGCCTCGACGCGCTCAAGTCCGATTCTGGCTATCAGGCCAAGCCGATAGTCCACGGCGTTACCTGCCAGCCATCGGTTATCGTGTTTAGATTGGGCGTGGCAGTTATCCTCGTTGTATCTTAAATGCTGCGCTGCACCAACGGATCGATAGTGACCGGCATCCGTCCTATTGCCCGACCAGTCCAGCGCCTTGCCGCTTGATATGCACGGATACCCGGCCTGCCTATCTCGTTCCTTGCAGTAGGCGTTAAATGGCACTTGCGCCTCGCTTTTGAGTTTTGGTAGTTTCTTTTGCTTCTCGCCCAGCACCTTGTCCGCAGCACGCTCGACCTGCTTGGCTACCTTTACAGCTTTTCGTGCAATCTTTGGCACTTTCTCGGCACACTTCCAGCCGCAGACTTTTTGGCCGAGGCGTGACTCAATAAACTCCTTGCCACACACTTCGCAGGGTTTCATATCGCCGCCCTCTGTGCATTGCGCTTTTCAATAAACTCATCCCGCGCCGCTGTGCTTGGCTTGTCTGGTGCTGGTGCTTGTGGTTTTGCTTGCCATTGGTCGCAACTGTGACGGGACGGGTAAAACTCAAATTTTGTTTGCAGCCGACACTCCTGAAACCCTTGGCGCGTGAGTTGTCCGGGTTTTGTGTTCTTGCAAGTGCCGCAATTATTCATGGCTCTCTGACTCGATTAGCTCTTGCAGGCTGTCGGCTTCTATATCGCCGGTCAATGTAAGTGCTTTTAAGATGACGTGCTGTGGCATGTCTGCACCTTCACGGCGAGCGTCTAGCAAATCTTGAGCCGACCAGTAGTTCATGCTGCTACCTTTGCCCGTTTTGTTGTCAGCAGCCACGGCCCGTCCATTTGCAACCGCTGTGTGATCTCAGGCCACTGATTCGGCTCAGTCCAGGCGTGATAGCTGCAAAGCTGATGCCGCCCTTCGGTGCTGACGCTCCAACGTAGCGGACAACCACTGGCTCGGCAGTCTAGGCTTTGGGACTTGTCCTCAATCTTTGGTTTACTTAGTTCATAGGCCATTGCCGTATTTCCCTTCAATGATTTTTACAAAGTTGACAGGGTTATGCACCCAGTCCCAATCTGCCCTGAATGACCGCCCATCACGACTAGGCGCTGATCGGCCTGTCAGAAACTTGCTGGCGTTCACACTTTCGTAAAAGTCGCCAAACCAGGCGATTGTTTGCTCAGGTTCCCACTTCTCGGTTTTCATCACTTCGTTGAATCGGCTCTTTAACGTCCCTTTTCGTTTATCAGAGAAAATCGACACTTTTGGTAGAAGTCCACATTTTTCATGGAAAACAGATAAGAGCTGCTGGCTAGGAGTCCGCGTAGAGGACAAAGAATCTGTCTCTGTCTCTTTCTCTGTCTCTGTCTCTGTCTCTACACGTGTCTCCTGATATCCTGATGATATCGTATTGATATCGACTTGCTCCAGCCAGTGAGACAGATTGATACAGCTACTGATAACCTCTTTTTCAGTCATTCTGAGCCTGAAAGACAGTGTTTTGGCATTAGGAAGGTTTCCGTCATACTCAGAAGCTATAAGCCATAACATGACTAAAACCTTTGCTGACTTGCCATCAAGCTCATGCCATTCAAGGTCATCCAGCAGTTCTCGGTACAGTTTTACCCAAGGAGGTTTGCGGTCTTTGAAGTGCTGAAACTTAGTCCAGCCCTTGATGCGATAGCTCATGGATAACCCCTTTGAAAAGCACCGCACACAAGCTGACGATTCCCGACGCAAAGATGGCTAGCCGCCTTTGATGGGTACTTGAGTGCGATGCTTACGAAAAAAGTCATTGAGTTCTTTACGTCAATTGGCTCGTCAGGGCCGGTGAATTTGTAGTGTGCGCCTAATTTTAGATTGTTGCAACATTTATTTTCAATGCTGGCTTACAGCGATAGCGTAATCTTTTGAGATCACACCAGCGCCACGCCCAGCAGAAATCACAGATGAGTTTACCCAAATACGTCTGCCGTCTGCCAAGCGACGAATATGACCCCGGCGCAAGTGCTCTCTCGGGCTTCTATGCCCACCCGTTGCGCCAGAACAACCGACTATATTTGAACCAATCGTTAGAATATGGTAAGTATCGAAAGGTAGTGCGGCCTTGATTTTTTGACCGACTTTCTTCGGTTCGCTGCGCTCGATATGGACGT